AACGGCCAATGGGTAGCGTCATGCCCAGTACCGAGTCACGGCAAAGGCAACGGCGACAAGAATCCAAGTCTCAGCGTACACATCGATGACGAGGGCAAGCCTTTATTCCATTGTCATGGTGGCTGCACTCAGGAGTCGGTATTCCAAACCATCAGGGATATGCACTTGCTTCCCGAGCTAGAGGAACGGCCAGATCCACTCGCCAACATCAAGCCATTACCCAAAGTCGAGTTCCAGCAGGAGTGGCAGTATCAGGACGAGGACCGCGTCACAGTCTTTGTCAAGCACCGACTGCGCGTAGGGGAGTCTGGAAAGACTTATAGGCTCTACAAAGTAGATACAGATGGCAAACGATACCCAACGCTGGGTGACGCACGCATAGTCCCCTACAAGTTGCCCGAATTGCTGGACGCGAAGACAGCGGGAAGAATAATCTATTTGGCCGAGGGCGAAAAGGCGGTGGACGCGCTGATGAGCTTGGGCGTGGTGGCAACCACCGCGCACAGTGGTGCAGGCCATTGGCCCGAGGCCATCACCGAATACTTTGCTGGCGCAAATGTGGTGATCCTGCCCGACAACGATCTGTCAGGTTGGGGATACGCTCGCAAGGCGGCAGAGGCCATCCTGCCCATCGCCAAGGCGCTCAAGGTAGTGGACCTCGGACTGCAAGAGCAGGGCGATGACGCGTTTGAGTTTATTGAGGCAGGCGGCGGCAGGGCAGAGCTGGCGGCGTTGGTCAAGGCAGCGCCAAAGATCAACAGCGTGGATGATGTAACGATCCCCGAAAGACTTCAGGCGATTCAACCGAATGCGCCAATTGATGTGCCGCCACCACAAGTAGAGGACATCGCCAAAGAGTTTGCAGCAGACCCACCAAAAGAAGCGCCACCACCCAAACCGCTGAAGACCATCAAGATTGAATCTTGGGACACCATTCAGGATGAGCCGGTCGAGTGGCTGATTGAGGGTGTCATCCCCAAAGGATCATTCACGGCGCTGTATGGGCCGCCAGGCTCATTTAAGTCATTCATCGCCTTGGACATTGCCGAGGCCATCGCCACAGGGCGTACATGGATGGGCAAAGAGGTCAAGCAGACAGGCGCGGTGCTGTACTTGGCTGGCGAGGGTTTTGGCGGTATCGGCGCAAGGATCAAGGCCTGCAAACTTCACCACCAAACAGAGGACGGCGCACCAATCTACATAGTGCGCCACCAGCTCAACCTCAGATCCAGCGCCGAAGACTTCAATGCCTTAATGATGGCCGTGGTCCAACTGGTGGAGCAGACAGGCATGGAGTTCAGCCTCGCCATAGTGGATACGCTCGCCAGAGCCTTTGGCGGCGGTAATGAGAACAGCTCAGAAGACATGGGTGCATTCATCACGGCCATGGGCAAGGTGCAGGAATTCCTCAACTGCGCCTTAATGGTGCTGCACCACAGCGGTAAGGACGCCGCCAAAGGACTGCGCGGCCATTCCTCACTGCTTGGCGCAGTGGATACAGAGCTGGAACTACTGCGCTTTGAAGAGCAGATGAAAGGCGTACTCACCATCAGCAAGCAAAAGGATGGAGCCGACAACGAGCGATTCGGCTTTGAGATGGTGGAGGTAGAGATCAGGCCAGCAGGCTTGGGATTGAGCGATCCAGTGGTCAGCTTGGCGGTGCAGGCCAGCGACTCAGCCGTCAACGAGATGTCCAAAAAGGCAGGCAAGAGTAACGCTGGCGCAGGCAGAAATCAGTGTTTAGAGATGTCCTGCTTAGAGACTGTGGTCAAAGACAAAGGAATCATAAAGTTTATAGATGGACTTCAACGAATGGCTGTGGATTTGGAAGATTGGCGGCAGGAATTTAGGTCAAGAATGGGCATCGATGAGACAAGCGAAGGCAAATTTAAGACGGCATGGAGCCGTGCCAAGAAGCGTTTGGTGGAGTCAAAAGAGATTGGGATTAAAGGTAAATTGGTGTGGTTACAGCACGCGACAAACGACACAAATGCGCTCTAAAAAGGCTTGTTTGTAACTTGTAACCTAGAAAAAGGTTACAAAGTATGGAATAGGTTTAGAAACAGCGCTATGTATACAAAGAACAGCGTACAGAAAACACCTAAACCAACAGATTGATGGTTACAGGTGGTGACAAATGGTTACAAACGATTACAAACGATGTGCAAGGTGGTTACAGTTACAAATCGAGAGTCTAGAAGACTCGATGATATGTAACCTAACCGCCATCCGAAACCAAAAGGAATGATGATGGCAACCAAAGCAAAAAAGAACTCGCATCCAGTGGTGGAGCATCCAAGTCCAAAGGCAGACGCTTGGACGATTCACGTTCAATCAAAACTGGTGGAATTGGAGTCGGTCAAAGCCAACAGCGACAAAAAATGGGGAGAAAACCGACTGAATACTTTGGTAAGCAGTGAGCTGAGAGAGAAATTCTGGCTACAGAACAGCAGACTGCATCAAGCGATGGAGTCCAAAGATCGGGCGAAGTTCGATTCAAGCGTTGCGGGAATGATCAGGGCGTATGGCGTGCTGGATCAGTGGGCAACCGAAGAGGGAATAGATCCAGCGTCATCCATTCCTCGGATTGAGTGGGAAATGCAGAATGGTCAGACTATGGTGATCGTCAGAACAGTCAATGAGGCAGTAGCGATTCAGACTCAGCGACATGACTTGGCGAATCATCACATCTGGTCAATGCAGGAGATGGAGGTCTTTATGTCGGACGAGGGTGTGCAGCACTTGATCAAGGCCAAGGCGCTTGTACCTACAGCTCAAGTCACCAAGTACAAGCACAAGCCTGGCGGGGCAACAGGCTTTGATGACTTTGAAAACGATCTGACATTCAGCGACAATGACACCATGGAATACAAATTCAATTCCGCACAGGCAGAAAGGTTCAAGAATGGCGCAATTTAAGCTCATAGCGGCACTTATCCGCGAAAAGGTACTGGACATCATCCAGCGCGTTAAAACAGCTTTAAAGAGGGGTTGAGCGATGCCAGGCAACCCAAAGCGTAGGAAAGACATTGCATTCCTCAATGAGATGCCAGAAGAGATGATCTTCGCCATGGTCGAAAGCGGGAAAAGCATTGCCGACATATGCGTGAGCTTGGGCATCAGCAAGCGTGCGCTAGACGATTGGATTGAGGAAAACGATCATGGTGCTATGATTACGCGCGCGCGTGTGCGTGCCGCCGATCTTATGGCGTGTGACACGATCAAGATAGCGGATGACATGGATGTCGATCATCCGCAGCGCGATGTCCAGCGCATCCGCACTCGCCAGTGGCTGGCCGAGCGATGGGATCAGAAGACTTATGGGCTACAAAAGGCGCAGCAAATCAACATCAACGTGCAGGATCTACGCATGGCGGCACTGCGCCACGTTGAGGTGATCGATGACTTATCCACAGAAAAAAGCGCATGATGCACACATTGCCCTGTGGACAACTGCAAACTGCCTGTTTATTGTGCAAAACAGACGGAGTTATCCACAGTTTGGTTAACATAATAGTCATTGTATTAAACCGATTATGTAAGGCTCATGTAAGAAAGCATATGAATCAATGACTTACAGACGCATCGACCTGTGGATAACTTTTCAGCTGTTTACTGGCCGCCAGGCGCTGGCCGTGGCTGCCGTGGCCGCGCCGAGCCCCCCCTTGCTGCTGGCGGCGGGGGCGGCTGATGCAGCACCTAAACACATATCGCCATGAGCAACCAGCCCCCCACCCCCCTACCCCCCACCGCGCAAAAGCGCCCCCCGAAAAAAAATTCGAATGATTTGGTGGCGAATAACCCTTTTGTCGAATTCGTCAAACTCTACAAGAACAACCCTGTCCTGTTTGTCAAGGAGGTGTTGAACACCGAGCCTGATGCGTGGCAAGTGGAGTTCCTAAACCACATCGCCGCAGGAAACCGCCGCATCTCTGTCAGGTCCGGCCACGGCGTTGGCAAATCGACCGCAAGCGCCTGGGCGATGATTTGGTTTCTTTTCCTGCGCTTCCCTGTCAAAGTGGTGGTTACAGCGCCGACATCCAGCCAGTTGTATGACGCCTTATTTGCCGAGGTCAAGCGTTGGGTTAAGGTTTTGCCTCCCATGCTGGCTGACCAGTTGGAGGTGAAGCAGGACCGCATCGAGGTGAAAGACGCCAACGAAGAGGCGTTCATCTCTGCCAGGACCAGCCGCGCCGAGCAGCCCGAGGCGCTCCAAGGCGTCCACAGCGACAACGTGATGCTGGTGGCTGACGAGGCGTCAGGCGTGCCTGAGAAGGTGTTTGAGGCCGCATCTGGTTCTATGTCAGGCCACAACGCCGTCACGTTACTGCTTGGTAATCCTGTGCGTTCCAGCGGTTTCTTCTACGACACCCATAATCGGTTGGCGGGTGACTGGGTGACCATGCGCGTGTCCTGCGCCGACTCGCCCCGAGTATCTGAGGCTTACATTGAGGAGATGAAGTCGAGGTACGGCGAGGAGTCCAATGCCTACCGCATCCGCGTCTTGGGTGAGTTTCCGAGATCGGATGAAGATACTGTGATCCCCATGGAGCTGCTGGACTTGGCGATGAATCGGGATGTTGAGGCGAGTCCTTATGCGCCATTGGTGTGGGGATTGGATGTTGCGCGGTTTGGCTCGGATCGGTCTGCGCTGTGCAAGAGGCGCGGTAATGCGGTGATTGAGCCTATAAAGACTTGGAAAAACCTTGACCTGATGCAGTTGACTGGTGCGGTGGTGGCTGAGTTTGAGGCGTTGGCTCCAAGCGACAGGCCAGAGGAGATACTGGTGGACTCCATTGGGTTGGGAGCTGGCGTGGTGGATCGGTTGAAAGAATTGAATCTGCCTGCGCGTGGGATCAATGTGTCTGAGTCACCGGCGATGGGTGGTACTTACAGGAATCTGAAAGCCGAGCTTTGGTACAAAGCCAAGGCGTGGCTAGAGCAGCGGGACTGTCGTTTGCCTAAAGATGAGTTGCTGGTGGCTGAGTTGGCGACTGTCAGGTATATGTTTACAAGCAACGGCAAGATTCAGATTGAGAGTAAGGATGACATCAAGAAGCGTGGATTGGCGAGTCCCGACAAGGCTGATGCGTTTTGCTTGACATTCGCGTCCGATGCGGTGATTGGCATGATGGGGTCCAAGGCCAGCACGAAGTGGAGCCAGCCGTTGAAAAGAAACCTCTCAAGGGTTGCATAATTCGTTAATTCTTTAAAGGGGTAAATTATGAAGATGACCAAGGCACAAAAGAAAGTTGGCTCAGTGATGAAAGAGTTCAAGTCCGGCAAGCTGCACTCAGGCGCTGGCGGCAAGGTAGTAAAGAATCCGAAGCAGGCTGTGGCTATTGCCATGTCTGAGGCGAAGATGCCCATGCGCGGCAGCCGTACAGCCAAGAACATGAAGTCCAAGGGGAAGATGTAATGGCGACACTAAAGCGCACCATGGATCAGGCCATGGATCAGGACGAGGGTTATGAGGGTGGCGAAGAGAGCTGCCCGATGGCGACTCAAGACATCACGCTGAATCTGAAGAATCGCGCCAAGGCGATTAACTCTGCCAACTATGGTCCTGAGAATCCCAAACTGCCAAACAAGCAGTTTTGGATGGAGATGGCGCGTGAGTGGGAAGTTGATCCCGAAGAGGCGAAGATGAGCGTTTGCGGTAACTGCGCCGCGTTCAATCAAGATGACTCAATGCTGGAGTGCATTGCCAAGGGTATTGGCGAAGAGGGCGACCCATGGGCAATGATTGATGCTGGCGACTTGGGTTATTGTGAAATCTTTGACTTCAAGTGCGCGTCCAGCCGTACTTGCGAGGCTTGGGTGGTGGAAGAGAATGATGGCGAGGGCGAAGACGAGATGCCTGAGTCCTTACTCACAATCAAGATTGGAGTCAAAGGTGAAGACTAAGCCTGGGCTTTACGCCAACATCCAAGCCAAGAGAGCCAGAATCGCCGCAGGCAGCGGCGAGAAGATGAACAAGGTCGGCTCCAAGGCTGCGCCGTCTGCTGCTGACTTTAGGCAAGCGGCCAAGACTGCCAAGAAGCCAAAGCCAAAGAAGTGATTTCCCCAATATGCATCAGCACAGTACACGGCAAAGGTTTGCGGGTGATGCTCACAAGCATTGCCGAGTATTGTCCCGAAGTGCCTGTCTATTTGCGCGGTCCAGAGTCCATTATTGGCGGCTTTGACGCTGACTTGAAGATCTTTGGTGCGCCGCACAATTTTGGCGATGACTACAACGAAGTCATGGATCGCGCCTTTACCGATGGCTTTGGCTCAGTGATCTGCGCCAATGATGACATTGTGCTGACCCCCACCAGTTATCGGTATCTGATGGAGGATGTATCTCAATTGATACACGAGACAGGCGAGCCAGTAGGCTGGGTGTCAGCGCGGTGTGACGCTGCGCGTCCTGTGCAGAATGTGCGAAGCAACCCTTTTGATCAGCAACTTCATTACTTCAAGTACCCATTTGAAGATGCCATTGTGCCGATGGAGGTGCTTAGTCCCATCTTTGGCTGGATTGGGCGCGATGCGTGGGAGTGCTTCAAGTTCCCGCCGCTGAACTGGTACTCTGATGATGTGCATTGCGAAGACTTGCGTGCAGCGGGTTTCCACCATTATTTGTCGCGGTCCTATGTCCACCATATTGGCAGCCAAACGATTGGCTTGGACAGGAACCGACTGACCCAGCAGGCAGTGCCTTGGATCAGAAAGAATAGACCTCAATATGCAGCCGTCTGGTTTAACTCTTAATCTCGGATCGGGCAAAGACCGCCGCGATGATTGCGTGAATGCTGACATTCGCGCTGATGTTGGCGCTGATTGGGTAGTCAATATTTGCAAATTGTCTTATGGTGAAATTGTCAAATGGCAGGGCAAAGAGATAACCATCAAACCATTTTGCTTTGCCAAGATCATTGCCAATGATGTGCTGGAACACCTACCCGACTTGGTGGCAGGCATGACCAACTGCCGCGATTTGCTGGAGATGGGCGGCGAGATGCACATCCATGTCCCCTATGACTTGAGCTATGGCGCTTGGCAGGACCCGACCCATGTGCGTGCGTTTAATGAAAAGTCTTGGGTGTACTACTGCGATTGGGCGTGGTATTTGGGATGGAATGGCAGCAGATTTGAGATGACGCATTTGGAGATGCATCTCAGCGACTATGGTGCGAGTCTAAAATTACCGCAAGATGAGTTGATGCGGCTGCCTCGCGCCGTTGACTCCATGTATGTAGTCCTAAAGAAAGTGCCTTATGAAAACACCCGCATGGCAGCGTAAAGAGGGAAAAAGTCCGAGTGGCGGTCTAAATGCCAAGGGACGCGCCAGCGCCAAGGCCGAGGGCATGAATCTGAAAGCGCCAGTTAAGAGTGGCGACAATCCGCGCAGGGCATCATTCCTTGCGAGAATGGGCAATATGCCAGGCCCAGAGATGAAAGACGGCGAGCCAACGCGCTTGCTGCTGAGTTTGAAAGCGTGGGGCGCGTCAAGTAAGGCTGATGCGCGATCCAAGGCCAAAGCAATATCTGCAAGGAACAAAGCAAAATGATCAACGATATGAACATCAGCACAGACATTGGCGCAATTGAGCCAATGGATGAAACCGAGTTGCAGGGCATTGTCTCTGCCGAGCTGGAGGACGCCGTCAGTTATATCGACTCTGATGTGTCACCGATTCGCGCCAAGGGTACTGAATACTATCGCGGCGATCCATTTGGCAATGAGGAAGATGGCCGCAGCCAGGTAGTAGCGATGGAGGTGCGCGACACTGTCAGCGCCATGCTGCCCAGCCTGATGAAAGTCTTTTTCAGCTCTGAGAATGTGGTGGAGTATGTACCGC